TCAACGTAGCACAATCGCATCGTTATAGAAGTTCCATTCATCCGCAGCGTCACAGCATTTTTCATGCTGATAGCTGTTGTATTTCGGGATACTCCGCATACGTTTCTCCCAATACTTTATCCTGCGCTCCGCTTCCAGCCGCTTCCGCTTGAAGAAGTCCATCCTGCGTTCTTCGTATGGGTAATCCACCAACTCATAGTGCTGAATCATTCGATTTCACCCTTCACGCCGTCAATCTCGACCTGTACAGGCGGCAACTGTATTCTCAGCCACGGCCCATCATCACAACGAATGGCATATGCTCCCTCAGGGCTTTCATGTGCCTTGTAAAGAAAATGCTGATACACAGCCTTGATTGCCTGATCTGTAATATCACGCTTCTCGCCTACGCACATTACATTTACCGGATCGCCCTCAATCGGCCTGACATCTGCCCAGTAAATCGTTCCCGTAATCTGGGAAACAGTGACTTGTTCTGTCTTTTTCATGATCGTTCTTACTCCGCTTTCGTGTCCTTTCGCGGATCATTTTCGTGATCCCGCGAAAATGTTTACATGTCCAAGTGTGAATTTTTAACCCACACTTTCAGCACATCTTTATCCGCTTGGATGTCCGTCACTTCCGACGCAAGCATCTCGTTTGACAGCACGACGCCAAGCGTGTCCGCGTCCGATTTGATGAACGTGCAAATGCAGTCGCCGTGCAGCGCAATGTCCTGCGATGCCGACACGATCTTAAACAGCCCTTCAAGCGTCATCGTCAGCCCTCCCATACTCGCGCCAAACCCAGCGCACCGTCTCGTCGATCACAACGCCCAGCAGCACGCATGCGGTAATCAGCGCCGCCACACTCAGATACAGCGTCATGGCGCACCCGCCTCGTTCAGCACATCGCGCGCGTCGATCATATTGCGCACCCAGTCAAGGTTGTCGATGTCGTCATCCTTGCGGATCACATCCAGCAGATACAGGTCAACGAACTCCGCAAGCACGTTGCATTGTTCCTTCGTCAGATCAACGCTGACCGTTCTTTCCGTCTTCATTTTTTACACCTCGCTTTGTATTTCTTCTCGGTTTCTCCCTAAGCGGATACAGCGCGCAATCCGGCACAAGGCAGTACCATACGAGTTTGATGCTCCCGCCGGAGCAGTCAAGGCACTTCTGCCGGATCGCGCGCTGCATGGTTTTTACATCGGGAGCTGGAATTTCTCCGCTCATTTCCCATCCTCCAACGCCCGTATCATCTGCTGAATTTCAATGATCTTCTTGTACCAGCCGCGCGCCTTTACGCCTGCGCGCTGCCTCAGCCTGCTGCCCTTGGGCGCTTGCGACGCCTGCAAGGTGGCTTCCAGCCATTTGCGGTTCGCCTCTTCCAGCCTGTCCTTGAGCTTCTGTTCTCGCTGCGCAGCGGCCTTCTTCAGATAGTTCGCCTGCCGCGCGGCAAGCTCTCGTTCGTGCCGCTCCCGCTCCCGCGCTTCGGCCTGCTGCGCTTTCTGGCGCATCTTTTCCTCAATCGGTCTTTCGATCACGCGCTTGCAGGTGTAGCCGCAATACGGGTGAAAGATGTTCTGCGCCGTGCATTCAAACGTCTTGCCGCACACCGGGCATTTGCCCTGCTTCATGTGGAAGCTCATGTTGGCGTACATGTCGCTTGCTCCGCACTTTGCCGTCTTCAAGGCGCTTTCTGTCAGCTCATCCATCCAGCTTAGCCGGATCACAGGCTCCTGCACCTTGCACTCGTCGTCTGTCCAGCTCATTTCTCTTTCCTCAGACCATGCTTGACAGGGTAAAACCACACCGTCTTGGCCTTGTAGCGCTCAATATTGGCGCTTCCGCGCTTGTTGTTGTGGATGTAGTTGTAGATGGCGCTCTCCGCGCGGATCACATGCTCACTGCCGGTCAGCTTGTACCTAGAGAGATAATCGCCCAAGTCAAGCGCGGCCTTGGCGTTGTATTCCGGGTCGATTTCGTTCATGAAATAGCACCGGATGAAGCTGCGGATCGCCATTTCGCGTTCCCCTGCGAGGTACGCCGCAAAGCACGCCGCGTAAAGGTTTGCGCCGCCCGCCTTCGTGCTCTGCCTGCCGGATCGGATGTTGGTCAGGCTGTACAGCACTTTGCAGATTTCGGGATTTTCCTGCATGTACTGCATGATCTCGTCCGGCGTCAGCTTCGTCTTGCGCCCCCCCTTGACGCTGAAAAGCGCATTCAGCGTGGCAATCATGCTCTTGCTCGTCAGCATGCCGTTGTAGCCTGCCATCTGCAGCACGTCGGAGACAGAGCGCTTGCGCCCCATGTCAATCATGTACATGTCGTTCGCGTTGCTCGGCACGTCGCGCGATACCATCATGCCCACAGCCCTGTTTGCCGCGATGACGGCGTTGAGCCTGTGCTGACCGTCGATCAGTTCTCCGCTTTCGCTGAACGCGATGCCCTGATGCGTCACCTGCCAGCGCCCTTCCAGAATCTCGTTCGCCAGCACACGGACGTGCTGCGCGTTCAGATTGCGGTTGTTGGTGTTGGTCTCAAGATACTGCCGTGCCTTCTCCGGCGAGATGAACTCATACGTCGTCTTGATCATCGTGAGTGTGCCCCTTTCCTGTCTCCAATCGTTTGCTGTCCGGCCATGCGCCGAAACTCTTGAACGCCTCGCTTTGAAGCAGCATTTTCACGTCGCCCGGCAGCTTGCGCATTTCGATCACATGGTCGCGCCTTGCCGCAAAGCTCCGCTGAAAATTACTTGCCACGACGGAATTTACCATCGCGTCATCCATGTTTGCGTAGTCGTGCAGGGCGCTCGGCCCGCCAAGCACGCTTTGAATCGTGTCCGGCAGCTTGGCGAACTCCTCCGGCGCGTGGTAATAGCTGTTGCCAATCGCCCGGCGTACCATCTGCCATGCTTCCATCGGCGTCAGCTCTCCGCCGTTCGCCTCTGCCCGCAGCTTGTCCAGCTTGTCCTTGATCTGTCCGATAGCCGGGGGAAAGCCCTTCGTATCGGTCGCAATGAACGCCTTGACGGCAGCGGAGACGAGCTGCGCGCTGTCGTCGGCAAACATCATCTGCCACAGGCCGACGGCGGCGTTGGCCTCCTCGGCGCTCTGTCTGGCGTAATACTGGGGGTACGCCACTCGCAGCGTACCCATCAGCATCAGCGTCTCTTGCCTCGTCATAACCCGCCCTCCTCGCGCAGCATGTCAAAGAACACGTTGCCGGTGCTCTGTACCTGCTGCGCCGGTCTGGCGTGGAAGCTGCGGTCGTTGCGCTCCCATGTGCGCACACAGGCTTTCCAGTCCTTGATCGGCGTGTTGCCGCGCCGCCAGCCGTTGGCCTCGTAGTTGTCGAAGAACCGCTGTGCGTCGATCCCGTTGCCGCGTTCCGCGCAGTATGCGGCGATCTCCTCAACCGTCGGCTTGACGAATCGGGTGGTGGTTCGCGCGCTTGCGCGCTTACCGTCCCCCTTTTCTCCTTCGCCTTTTCCTTCGCATTTGTCTTTGCCTTTGCCTTCTCCTTGGCATGTTTCGCATGCGGTCGCATGCGTTTGCATGCGTTCGGATGCGTTCGCATGCGATTGCATCTGCGCGTTTTGCTCCGGTCGCGGCCCGTTCCAGCGGTCCCTTGCGTTGCGCGCGTTTTTTTCACATCGCTGCGTGTAGTTTTCTCCGTCCCTGTCGATCTGCCCGCGAATCGCCGGGAACACAAAGCGTTCGTTGCCGGTCATCTCCGGCATCTGCCCGGTGCTCCCGTAGATCAGGATCGCCGTCAGCAGCCGCCCGCGTTCCTCGTCGCTAAGTGGCTGGATCGCGTCAAGGTAGGAGTAGTACAGGCAAACATACTCTTTCGCCATTTTCCTGTCTCCTCGTATTCAGTTTTCCATGTTCGATTGCAATCGTGGAGCTGCCGGTGAGACTTGAACTCACAACCTGATGCTTACAAAGCAACTGCTCTGCCTATTGAGCTACGACAGCAGACAGGATTCCCTCAAACTAGGGCGACGCAAGGCGATCAACTCCGCATTGCCCTTACAACCCGGGAATCAGTGAATATTACACGGTTTCTTGTAATTTGCTCTACCTACTGAGCTACAACCGCTCTCGCGGTGGCGGGAGTCGAACCCGCGACATGGTGGGGGACAGCCGGAATCGAACCGGCTTGTCGAAGGTGGCACACCGTCAGAATCGGGCCCTCGTTGCAAACCTGCATCCCCCATGAAGCCGGTCTTTCCCGGCTGTCAGCGAATTACGTTTCCCACGGAAGCGGCCCTTCGGCGGCGGTAAAGCCTGCGCTCGGATCATACGGCGCGTATGCCGTCGGCGTTTCCTTGAGCGTCTTCTTCTCCGGCACTTCGACCTCGCCGTCGCGCACGGCCTTCACGCTGCGCGCCATCTGCGCCTTCACGCTCGTTCCGATGCTGCCGTCCTGCTTGCGGTATTCCTCTTCGCCGAACACCATGCCCACCAGCTTGCCAGCGATGCCGCGCTCGTCCCAGTTCCACTTGTAGCCCGGATTGCTCTCTTCCACAGCGCCGATAAAGCCCTTGAAGAAGCCGTTCGTGCCACCCTCCTTGTTGTAGAGCATGTAGCGGATCACACCGTTCCACTTCGCGCCCGCGTCGAACTTCTTCTTGGATTCGTGCATGCGCTTGTAGTAGCCGTCGAACGAGCTGCCCTCTTCAACGTCGAACGACACAACCAGCATCGGCTTGTTCGTTTTCTGGCTCATCTCCTGACGCATGCCCAAGATGCGGATCACGTGTCCGCCCGGGGTGAGCTGCTCCATGCCCTCGCCGGTATACGCCTGTGCGGTTTCCCAATCATTCGGTCTTGCAATCATCTTTTTACTCCTCCATGTTGTAGTAGGCGCGGATCATCGCGTCCACGTATTTCAGGTCGTTCGGAATCTTCTCGTCGTCAAACATGTCCATCGGCGTCTTCACGACGGAATTTCCATCGCTCTTTGTAACAAACCAATGGTCTTCGCCGTCTGTCTTCGCCAGCAGAACCGTCGTAAACAGCCCTGCAAGGTTCAGTTTTTCATCCAGCATCCTGCCCTGCGTCTTCGGCTTCACAACGCCGTTCTCGTCCCGGTCGATGTGGTGCAGGAAGTACACGATGGTGTCGTCCGTCGGCTTCTTCGTGTCCGTGTATGTGCCGTCCGCATTGCGCTTCCACACCGTCGCGCTCTTGATCGACTTGAGCATGTTGTAGAAGTTCAGCGCCATGCGCGTGAACTTCGCATAGCCGATCTCTTCCGCCGTGTCAAACGCCTCAAACGCCATCAGGTACTGGCTGTCGTCCACCACATACGCCTTGAAATTGCCGCTTCGCACGGCCTGTACAATCGTGTTGTATCCGGCGTTGTTCACCACGTTCTTGCCGAAGCTGTTGCGGAAGGGCAGGCGCTTGCCCGCCACGTTCAGCACGCATACCTCGCCCGGCGCAAAGCTGCGCAGGCTGGCGCTCTTGCCGCTGCCGCTCTCGCCCATCACCATTACGATCTCTGCCATGTCATTGCTCCTTCATGTCCATCGGGTCGATCTCAAACGGATCGTACTCGTCTTCGTTCATCCGCCCACGGCTCAGGCCGTGATATGCGCCCGCATCCTCGCAGCAGCCGCAGCCGTCACACTCGGCCTTCAGGTAAATCCTGCAACTGAACGCCATCCGTACTCAGCTCCTTCCGGTAATACTCCTCGCGGATGGCGCGTGGGATCAGGTAATACTGAAACATGATCTCGTTCGCGCCGGTCACGGCCTCGCGCACGTCTTTTACAACGTCACTTGGAAAAAGTCCGCCTGCGCCCATCTTCGCGTATTGGTCTGCCACATGGTTGAGCGTCTTGCCCATGTTCAGCGCCTGCCTGCGTCCGATCATTCCGACGCCTCCTTCTTGCTCCAAGCCTCGTTGAACTTGGAAAGCTCCCTGCCGGTGTCGCCCCAGTAGCAAGCGACTTCTTCAAGCTCCTTGCGGATGTCCTCGCACACTTCGATCAATTCCTTGTAGGAAAGCCCTTCGTGCGTCATCTCGGCGTAGCTGGTGCCGATCGTCAGGTCAAACACCGGCGTCTCGCCGTGCTCAATCGGCTCCGTCCTAGCGATCACGGAAACGTAATCGCCGCCTGCTGTGAAATTGCGGATCACCATACCCTTGCCCTCCTGTATTTTGCTTTCATGCCGTGCTTGCGCAGGCGTTCAAGCTGTCTGTCCGTCGCCCTTGCGCTGCGCAGCATGCGCTCCATGCGCTCACGCTCCACTTCCTCGCGCATCATCCGGCACGCTGCATGCACGAAGTAGCAGGACAGCGCCACGATCATCAGCGCCAGCACGCCGCAGAAGCCTGCAGCAATCGCCTTGAGGATCATCATGACGCCGCCCCCTCTCCGAATGTCGTGTCCAGCTTGAGGCCGTAGCGCTCAAAAAGGATCGTCAGCCGCCGGATGTCCACCAGCCGGAATTTACTGGGGCTGTTGTAACAATCGTAGAAGCGCGACCGCGTGATGCCTGCCTCGTCGGCGACCATCTTCTTGTCCTTCGTGCGCATCCGGCTCATCAGCAGGTCAATCTGCTGCTGGATGTTCACGTCCATCTGCGTCCAGCGGTTGTCCGCCCGGACGATGTGCCTGGTCATTTCTTTGCCACCACCTTGCTTGTAACTCCCGCGCCGTTGCGCATCTGCCGGTAGGCCAGATTGGCGTTCTCCGCCTCAATCCTGCCGTGCCTGTTGCAGCGGATCACCAACAGCCCCGGCGCGCGCTTGCTGTTGTAGTCGATCCTTATGCGCTTAATCAACGTGTGCCACCACTATCAGACCGGGTGAGAGACCGGCCTTGCCGCTTGTGTCTGCCCATATTCATCTACTTAAAGTAGAGTTCGGGGTAAAATTAAAGTCATCGTAGGTCATGCCCAGCTTGTCTGCAATAGCGCGTGCCTGCGCGATAGTTGCGTTCTCAGGATGTTCTTCGATCTTCCGATACGTCTGAACATGCACGTTCAGCGTGTCCGCCATCTCCTGCTGGGTAATTTCCTTCGCCCTGCGTACCTGTCGAATGCTCATTTCCTCCATGTTTTCCACCTCCTTACCCGTCTATTCTACTCTACTCAAAGTGGAATGTCAAGAACTTTTATCCACTTTTTTCTTCTTTGGGAAGAATATTCTATTTTCCATGTTGATTTAATTCTACTTTTAGATTATAATGTGTACAAAAGAAATGAGGTGATCACTTGTCTATCGGAGAAAACATTAGAAGGCTTCGTGAATCTCATGGTATGAGCCAAGTGCAATTCGCCGAAATCGCTAGGGTTTCAGATAAAGCTGTTTCCACATGGGAAAACAACCTGAAAACGCCGCGCATGGGGGCGATTCAACGCCTTGCAGACCACTTCGGCATCACAAAGTCAGACATCATCGAAGAGCCACGGCAAAACGCATACGCCTTTCCTCTCCCTGACCATCCAAGCATCCTTCCAATCGAAACGCGCGCCGTGCCGATTCTTGGCGAGGTAGCCTGCGGCGAACCGATCTTCGCGCAGGAAGACTTCTCTTCTTATACCGTCGTCGGAAGCCGCGTGGATTGCGACTTCGCGCTGCGCTGCAAGGGCGATTCCATGATCGGCGCGCGCATCTTCGACGGCGACATCGTGTTTGTCAAGCGTCAGGAATACGTGGATGACGGATCAATCGCCGTTGTCCTGCTCGACGATGAAGCGACGCTCAAGCGCGTCTATCATACGGCGGACGGACGTATTGAGCTGCGCGCGGAGAATCCCATGTATCGCCCGATCATCATCGGCGGGCCGAATGAGACGCGCACCCTCCGCATCCTCGGCAAAGCCGTCGCGTTCCAGAGCATCGTGGTGTGAGGTGGAAAATATGTACAGACGACGTTACGGCAGGATCATTGTTTCCATTCTGATCTATCTTGCTTTTCTGTCGCATCTGATAATCGACTTTTCTGATCCAGAACTCAGATGGTATTACATTCCACCTTTGTATGCGATTTTCGCGCTTTTAACATTCCTTGCTTCTCTGTTGCTGTCATTCGTTCTGTCGGCATTTCGAGGCGTTGCAAGATTGTTTCTTAGGTTCTGGGGGCTGCATGATTATGATGACTTGCCGGATTTCGGAGCATTTCTCTCAAGTGTTTTTATTACAATGATTTCTGTAATTTTGATTGGTGCGCCAATTTGGATCATCATTCAAAACCCATATCGCTTTCCAATTCTGCACGGCATCCTTGATTTCGTCATCAATTTCTTCGCATAAAAAAGAGCCCGCCGGTCTCTCACCTCGGCGGGCAGCACAACAGCATGTATTGGTGGTGGCACACTCATTACAGGAAGGCTGTATGCTCTCTTATTATATCATACAGCCTTCCTTATTTTCAATAAGGAGGCACACTCAAATGGCAACAAATTCTAAGCGCCCCAAGAAGGGCAAGGACGGCATGTATCATAAGCAAGCGTTCGTCGGTTTCTCCACGGATGGAAAGCGCTGCTACAAGCGTTTCTCCGCTGCCGATTACCATGTCCTGCTGCTCATGATCGCAGAGTACAAGGCAGACTTCAAAGCCGGAAAGACACAGTCTCAGACACCTGTGCTTACCTTGGGCGAGGCGATGGATAAATACATCGACACATGTAGAATCCTCAGCCGCACCGAAGATTACTCGCATGCCACGATCCCCGGTTACATGTCCATCCGTAAAAATGCGTTTCAGGACATCATGGATAAGCCGGTCGGAGAAATTACAGTAGACGATGTACAATCCGCGCTGGATAAGCGCATGACAGAGCCAAGCGAACGCACCGGCAAACCGCTCTCCGTCAAGACCATCCGAAACGAATACTATCTTCTCAAGCCGGTTCTTGAGAAGTATGCGCCGAATCTCAACCTGAAGAGCATCCGGCTTGCCAAGCGCAAGAAGAAGCGCCCGATGGTCCTTGAGAACGCAGAAGCGCCGATCATCCTCAAGGCTGCGCACAGCATGCACCCTGAGTTCTTCGTCTACGTCCTGCTCACCATGCTCACCGGCATGCGCCCGTCAGAAATTTACGCACTCCAATGGAAAGACCTGAGCGCGTCCCCGCTGATCGCTCTGATCGACAAGCAGCGCTTGACCTACGGCGAAATCAGCGTCACCAAGGCGCGCACCATGAACGAGTTCCGCAAGTATGAGGCGAAGGGTACGAAGACCGAAGCCGGTGAACGTGTCCTCACGCATGATTGGTCGCTCTTTGAAACGCTCTATTCCGTGCTGCCGCGCGGCGAGGACGAGAATTATATCCTCAACATGAATCCGCGCCAGCAGCAGTATTATTGGGATAAGCTGCGCACAGGACTGGGTCTCCCCAAGGATCGCCGATTCTACGACCTGCGCCACTATCATTGCTCCGTCATGGTCGCCGTCGGCGCACAGGAAGACTACATCGCCGCTGACATGGGCCATTCTACGATCCAGATGGCGCACGACGTCTATATTGAGATCATCGGAGAGAAGCAGCGCGACATCAACCTCAAGGTTGCACAGCATAACGCAGACCTGTTGCAAAAACTCAAGCATGCAACAGATGATGCAACACACAACCGCCAAATGCTTGTAATATAA